TATATGGAATAATATAAATAAATGGGGTTTATTGAAAAGGCACGGTATTAAATATCTTCTAAATAAGTTAATTTTAATGGATTGACTTATAAATATAATAGGCATATCGAGGAAAAGGGATAAAATTAGGGTGTAGAAGCCTTTCAAGATTTTAGAGTAGCTCTATTAGATTTACCAGCAAAAGAAATATTAAACAAAAAGAGAAATTGGGAGAAGCGGAGATATAGAATAATCCTTGCTTACAGTGATTTAATCACCATTTCAAGAATATTTAGCAAAGGAAAATAACGGAGAAGGGGAATTATTCAAGGTTACAACGAACGTCCTATAATGTACGATATGTAAACAAGTTTTATTAAAGTATAGTATAGTCAATTAAAGTTGAGTATAGTCAGTCCATCGGAGCGGTAAAGAACAAAATGGGAATTATTCAGGGTTTCAGCGATTTAATACCTTATAATAATTCCTATAAATAGTAATTAAAACATATTTAGGGTTGATTTTAGTCTATTTAAGCCTGTTTTAACAAAATAGACGATTTTTGAAACCCTTATAAACAAAGGACGAAATGCCACTGATCCATGGAGAGAGTAAAAAGATAGTCAGGATATCAAGTCGATTAGAATGACTCTAAGGAAGTGATTTAAATAGCAAAACCTAGAGGTTGGAGAACTGCTGAAAGTTGTTTATCAAAAGACCCGGAAAAGAGGGCTAAACAATTAGCTAATTTAAAACCATTCAGAAAAGGTTGGTGGAAACCGGCAATAGCAATACAAGAACTAAAGAAATTACAGGACTGTAATATTATTGAATTTGCTACTAGTAAAGATTATCTTAATCTATCTTTCAAGGAACGTCCTGCTCAAGAGGTCATCCTTAGAGTTATTTATGGCTTGTCTTTAAATAAAGAGCAATTAAAGATCTACCAAAAAATTACTAAAAATATAAAGGAGTTTGAAGCAGGACTTGAAAAAGAAGAGGCTATATTAATTTTGGGAGCAAGATCAGGAAAGAGTTTAATTGCCTCGATTATAGCCTTATATGAGGGGACTCGTAAGAGATGGGCTAAATATCTTAATCGAGGGGAATCCGGTTATATTGAGGTTATCTCTACCAGACAAAAGCAGAGCGAAGCCATAATCGGAGCTAATTGTTTGCGATTAATGGAGAACAGTTATAATCTAAAAGGTTTAATTAAAGATTCTACTTTATCAGAATTGACCCTTAAAAATAATATGAAAATTATATCTCTACCTTGTAACTCGACAGCTGGACGTGGTTTGCCAATCGCTTGCCTTATATTTGATGAGATCGCTCATTTTTATACCGAAGGAGTAAAAGCCGACGAAACTATTTTCAACGCTTTAAGACCTCGACAAGCTCAATTTCCCGGAGCTAAATTGATTTTAATCTCTACCCCATCGGCCAAGCAAGGATTACTTTGGAATTTCTTTGAAGAGGGTTTTAAGGTTCCTGGTAGGCTAACCGCTCAAGCAGAAACTCTTTTTATGAATCCTTTAGTTGATAAAAAGTTTTTAGAAAAGGAAAAGGCTCGAGATATAGATAATTATCTAAGAGAGTTTGAAGCTCAATTTGCTGAGAAGGTAGAAGCCTTTTTAAGTTATGATCTAGTGCAAAATAGCCTAAAATTAGCTGGTGATCTACCCTACAAAATAGGATATCAATATTATGCTGGTATAGACGCTTCGGGATTAGCTGGTAGGGATAAATTTTCACTGGCCATATCTCATAAGCAAGAAGAGAATGTTTATATTGATAAGATTATATCCTGGGACTTAAAAGATCCCGATCCGATAATGAAAAACATTAAAGAACTTGCTGAGATATATCATTTTAACAGAGCAGTTATTGACAAATACGCAGTTGGTTGGGTAAGAAATGCCCTTGAAAAGATTGGTTTAGAAATTAAGATCAGGCCTACCCTGGCCGAAATCTATGTTAATCTAAAAAGTCTTATGTTGGGGAATAGACTTTATCTACCGGATAATCAGGATTTAAAGAAGGCTTTCTTAAATACACAAGCTTTTTATGGCCGTAATAATGCTCTCTCGATCGCTCATCCCCGGGATTCTGAGGGTCATGCTGACGATTGTGACTCTATTGCTACCGCTGTCTTTGATTTAACTAATGAAATAGAGCCAGAGGTTTTAATTGAAGGGCAATGCGCGGGGGAAAGACCGACTAATAAGCAGGATTGGTAATTAAAAATAAATATTTGACAAGATAAAATTATTAGTATATTATAAAAATAATTAAATATTTGTTGAGCTCCACGAGAGCCTTTAAAAAGTTGAATAAACTTTTTATCGGCTCTTTTTTTTGTTTCTGAAAGGAATTCATGAATATAAAAACTGTATTCCAAGATGCTATATCTAAATTATCAAAACCCCCAATGGGTGAAATAAGTAAATCAGGAACCGACATCTGGGGCACTCGTAATCTATCAGTTTATAATCCTGATGACCTTGCAGGAAAAAAAGGTCTCGATATTTACCGAACTATGCAGCAAAGAGATGGGCAAGTCAAAGCTATCTTTATGTTGAAAAAGCATGCCCGATTATCTACTCCTTGGAATATCAGACCAGAAGATGAAGAAGATCAAGATGCTGTAAATCAATCTAATTTTATAGAGCATTGCTTTTCAGATATGAAAGGAAACATAAATAATTCTTTATTAAAAATTTGGAATGCGATGCGCGATGGTTATAGTGTGGCTGAAATTAATTATAAGATTATTTCCAGTGGTGAATTTGCTGGAATGATTGGGATTGATAATATCAAAATCCGAAAAGCCAAGAATTATATGTTTGAGTGTGATGAATATGGCAATATAAAAGAAAATGGATTAGTCGAAGCAGGCAATAAACATTTACCCATCAATAAATTTATTCTTTTCACTTATAACCCTAATGATGATGATTCAGATAGTTTATATGGCGAGAGCGATTTTAGGGCAGCTTATCGCTATTACTTTTCTAATGATATTATTCAAAGATTCTGGAATATCTATTTAGAAAAGTTTGGTCAACCTACCACAATCGGTCATTATCCCCCCGGAACTCCTAAACTTAAACAAGATGAGTATTTAGAGATATTGAAAAATATACAGACTAATACCGCAATGGTTATGCCTGCAGGATTAGAAGCTGAACTTTTAGAAGCTACCAGACGAGGGGATGCAGGTTATAAAGAAGCATTTGACACTAATAATAATATGATAGCCAGGTCCTTATTAGTAGGGACTCTTTTAATGGATGCCGGAGAAAAGGGTTCCTGGGCTTTATCACAAACTCATTTTGATATCTTTATTTATATACTCGATTATTTAGGTCTGGAGACTGAGGATACCATAATCCGGGAGCAGATTATCAAGCGACTAATAGATTTTAACTTCCCTCAACCTAAATATCCTTATTTTAAATTTGAATCTCTAATTAAAGAGGACCAGAAGGCTAAAGCTGAAATTGCCAAGATATTAATTGATGCAGGATTAATCAATCCGGAAGAAGAATGGGTCAGGGAATATTTGAAGATCCCTGCCAAAGAAGAGGGTATAGTTTTACCACAACCTAAACCCGCAGGTGGATTATTTATAAAAAATACAGAACTCGGGGCCCCGAGCAAGACCTTAAATTATCAGATTAAATTATCAAGACAACCTAATCAATATGAAAAGAAATGTAATTTTACCAGGATAATAAAGAATTTAGATGAATGGGAAGCAAAGTGCAAGGAAGAACTTATTGAGATTATAGAATGGCAAAAAGAGAATCTTAAAAGGGACATTCTAAAGAAAAGAATTATTGAAGATAAATCGGCAAATCAGGTTGAAAAATTACAATTGAATTATGTAGGAGATCTCAAAAATAAAGTTCAAGATTGGTTAGGTGAAATGTATCAATATGGACAACAGGAAGTTAATAATGAATTAAATAAAGTAAAATTTATTGACATTATTGCTGGATTGCCACCGACAAAAGCAATGTCATATTTAAAAAATAAAGCCTTTTTTATTGCGGGTGTGGTAAGGGATGATATTCTCAAAGAAGCAAAAACAATTTTATATAACGGATTAAAGAATGGAGCAAGCATTTCTCAAATAATGTTTCAATTGGATAATTTTTTTAAAGAATATGTTGGAACTTCAGGAATAGAAATCAAAAGCGGTAAAGAATTAACACCGTATCACCTTGAGAACATTGTAAGAACAAACTTCAATGATTCCTATAATCAGGGTAGACAAAATATGATGGATGATCCTGATGTAAAAGATATAATGGCCGGAGAAATGTTCTCGGCGATTATGGATGACCGTACTACCGAAATTTGTCAATCTCTTGATGGCCAAGTATTTACATATGGAGATCCCGATATCGCAAGATTTACTCCACCATTGCATTTTAATTGCAGATCAACTTTAGTGCCTGTAACTAAATATGAACAATTTGAATCGATTAAACCTGAACTAAAAGCTAAGGCCTTACCGATGAAGGGTAAAAATTTTATAGAGATGAAAGGAGATTAAGATGAAAGTTTATATCGCAATTGAATATTTTGAAGAAGAGGGGAAAAATAAAGGAAATAGTTTTATAAAATATCCATTTGAATATGATCCCAAAAAATATAAAGAAGAATTAATTGAAGAAATTAAACGAATATTAAATAAATATTTAGGATTAATAAGTTTGAATATTAGTATTCATTAAAACATAAAAGAAGGAGATGATTAATTTATGCCTTACAAATATCCAAGTAATATCGCCGAAGGAATAAAAAGTTTACCAGCCGAAGCACAAAAGATTTGGATTGATATATTCAATTCGGCCTGGGAACAGTATAAGGATCGGGACGATCAAGAGGCTTTAGCAGCCGCAACCGCTTGGGCTGGATTAAAACGAGCAGGTTGGAAGAAAGATAAAGACGGTAATTGGGTTAAAACTGCTGAGCAAGGAAACCTAACTACTATGGAATTGGCAATGTGGGAAAATTATTCTCAAACTTATGAATTAATTGATATAGAAGTATTTTCTACTGGCGAATGGAATAAAAATAAAATAACTGATGAGGATCTTGACAATATTGTGAATGACACTAATAAAATAATCAATGAATTAAAACCCAAAGTAAAATTAGGCCACGATGATAAACAGAAACTTTTGCAAGCCTCAGGATTGCCTGCTGGTGGCTGGATCACTAAATTAAAAAAGGTAGGTAATAAGATACTCGTTGATATCAAAGAAGTGCCTAAGGTCTTATATGAACTAATTAAGAATGGAGCATATAAGAGAGTATCCAGTGAGATTTTATACGACTATACCGAACCCAGTACTAAGAAAAGATATGCAAAGGTTCTTTCGGCAATAGCTTTCTTAGGTGGGGATTTACCGGCAGTAACTAATTTAAAAGATATTGCTGCTTTATATGATGATGTAAATGAGGAAGCTACTTTAATAATATATGAAAAGAAACCGACTAAAAAAGTCGAAATTAAAAAGAAAGGAGTTGAATATATTATGGCTGATGGATTAAAGGTTACTGAATTAGAAGGTAAGAAATTTGTTGCCGTAGAAGATTATGAGAAAGTTGCTAAAGAAGCAGTAGAGAACGTAAGTTATAAAGTTAAATTTGAAGCTGAAGAGAAAAAATCCAAAGATGCAGAAGAAAAATTAAACAAAATCTCTGAAGAAAAGCGAGTGGCTGAAATTAAGACCTTTACTGATTCTCATTGCTCTGAGAAAGATATGCGTTTTCTACCTAAACAGAAAGAAGTTTTGATGGCTCTTATAGAGTCAACTTCCGACGAAAAGACAATCAAGTTTACGGTAGACAAAAAAGAAACTCAAGTTTCTCAAAGGGCATTACTGGAGAAGTTTATTGAACTTCAACCCAATTTCTCTGACAAAATTTTTGCTGAATTAAGTAAGGATGGAGAAAAAGAAAAAGAAGGCGACGATAAATTGACCCCAGAAGAGAAGAAAGTCAATAAATATATGGCTGAGAATAAGGGCGTAACTTATCGACAAGCGGTATTGGCTGTTTTAAAAACTACCGAAGAGAAAAAGAAATAATAAATTAATTAAAGAAAAGAAAGGAAGTGATTTTAAATGTCTCAAGCCGTTGGAGCTTTAGATATAACTTTAGTTTGTGGTGCAACAACTCTTGCTGCACAGCAA